CCGTTATAAAGTGCAATTTTAATTGCATATGAATAATCAGGCTCTAGCAACGACATATCTAAATCAAAATAACTTCCTGATATATCGTAAGACAATAAAGTGTGATAAGTGCTTGATGTTCCATATGGAACTACGTTCATATTATCAGAAACTCTATATACTCTATACGAAGCGGATTCAACTAGAGATAGCTCTGGTTCATTTTTTGCCTTTGAATAAATGTTGGGGCTCCAATCTTTTAATCTCGTAGAGATTCTAAATCTGGCTGTTTCTGTGGAGTTGTATGATGACTTGAGATTAGAAACTGCCATGGCATATTTTGTTGTAGGATTCATGTTAGAACCCTGTAGTGTTTGTGGGGTGATGGTCCCTGTGTGATATTGTGTTGTTCCGCTATGCCAAACCTCAAATATATTTGTTAATTTGGTTGCCGCTGCAGTTAACGCAAAAGAAGCAGAATAAATACCCGTAGATACGTACCCGCCCGTTACAACATATGCGTTATCCGAAGTAACATGTGTGCCATCAGAGACTAGCACCAATCTAGAGCCAGAGGGCTCAGTATTATCCTTTGATCCTGAATATACACTCACGTAGACTAACCCGGTGCCAACTGAGGGGATATTTCTTAGTTGACCGCGAACATAATTATATAAATATACGGTATTTAAATTGTCTTCGGAGTTTGCCAAAGAGCTACTATAATATAAATTTCCCCTATCGTCTTGCCTAGACGAATTCCACCTTGCCTCAAGTACAGGTTTTTTGAAGAAAAATTCGGTTCCCCTTGCAGAAAATTTCTTTGTATATGATGAAGATAAGGCGCTTTCTGCGGTGCCAGATAATTTTATACCAAAGCCATAATTTTGTTTAGCATATGCGCCGTCTGTTTGAGCGGCTGTTAGTGCTGCTCCCGACAACCACTGTTCTACCAAATCAGTGATGTTCACTTCTATATCTTCTGTGCCATTGTCAAATGAGGCGGTGAATACTGGCTCGGTGTGATAGTCTCCGCCTTGGGCGGTCCAATTGGTAACTCCACTAGATGCACTTGCGGCAGAAATCCAATTTGCGCTTCCGCTATTAGAATAGCTATCCATATCCATTCCGCTTCCTTCATCCCATGATTTAGATATAGCCGAAATTGCTAAATTATATCCGCGTGGAAGCGTAAATGGATGTTCAACATTAAACATTTTTAGATAAAAATCTACATTACCGCTTACGGGTATATCTCCACTATTTCTACTGCTTGAAACATTGGAAATAGGAAATTTAATTAATATACGTGCATTTTCACTAGAACCAGAGTCTTGTTGTCCGTAAATATGAAACACTTCTAAAGAATCAGCCAATCCCATATTAGAGCCTGTGGCTCTGGTGCGCATATTCTGCTTATATGCATTAGTAATTGTTGTATCTGCGTCTGCCACCCATCTTTTAATTGCCATTATGTGACTGTTCCCTTAATATCAGCAGTTGGAAATTTAATTTCAAAAACTACGTTCTCTGGAGCTAATAGTTGCCTTCCTTGAGGTGTTAGGTTTGCCGTTACGTTAAATCGATTACTAGCATATTCTCCACCAGATTTTTTATAAACTTTTACGTTTAGAGTGTCGGCTACTCCAGCTACTTGATTTAATATTCTGTATATAGCGGCTATGGAAAATGGCTCACTTATATCATAATGGCTACTATAACTTTGTCTTAATGCTCTAAGAGCGCCATTTAATACTTCAAATTTATTAGCCTCTTGTGCTGTTAAAATTTCAAAATCAATTCCTAAATTGACTATTTTAGCATCTAATATATCTACAGTATCGTTTATCATTTTATATCGATTAAGCCAAGTTTTTATATTTTCCTTTATTACACTATTTGTTGGAATTAAGGTGCCATCTACATTTTCCGATATTATGTACATATTCAAATTTCTTTTAAATGAATCTGGATCTTGAACGATGTGACATCTTTTAATTGCTCCAAACTCTCCAGGCATTGAGTAAATCATAGCCTTGTAGTCGCTTTGCGTTACTGCTCGATTTTGTGTCGCAAATACATCAGTAATTCTTCTTTTTAGTTCTGTTGTGTTCGGTAATGATATATCGCCTGTTATTGGTTCTTCGTTTGTAACTTCCAATGAAGACATGACAAAGTTTTTTAATTCTGTGGTTAAACTTGTTGTATTTTTAAATCTAAATGTTGGGTTCACTACTCTAGTGACCGAATTTGCGGATGCATTGACGCCATCAGAGGTGTTGACACGATAAATAACGGTCAATGATGTGTTGGCGGGTGCGATGCCAAATTTATCTGTTTTGGTTAAATTGCCCGGATCTACAGATACATCAGTAATATAAGATTTGCCGTGTCTTTGCAAAACTAAATCTGCTGGGTCTGCGATAGATGCATTTTTCATCTCGCTATCAGAACCATAGCCAAATTGAAGAAACGTTTTGCCTCTCTCGCGTTCGACTACAAATCTTCTAGCAACTATAACTGGTTTTAAAATATTTGGAGTATTATGTTCTGTATCAGAGGTGTTTGGTATTTTGGCATAAACTGTATTTTGAGATAAGTAATCTACTTCGTAATATGGGTGCCCCTCTGCATCAATTACTGATACTATTTCTGAAGTATTTCTTCCGGGGAGTTCGAATCTGAGAAATTTTTGAAAATTGCCCGCTGTAAATTTTTTAACTTTCAAGTCGCCCGACATTACCCTTCCTTCTGTTTTTATAGCATAAGAGGTTGGAATACCAGTCGTTGAGTTGGCATTTGCAACTACAACTTCATTGTTTGTGTTAGCAAAGTCTATATCTTCAGCTAATGTAAACATGTTGCCATTTTTAGTTTCAAAAGTAGAACCTTTTTTCAAAACTGGTAAATATGAAGTATTTGGTCCCAAGCCCAAATCAGCGGCTGGCACTAGAATATAGCATGTGACGGTACCATGCGAAGATGGCGCGGCTCTAAATTTATATCCAAATTGCTTGCCTAACCGAATTACATTATTATATTCAACTGCGCTATCTAAAAAACACTCATTTGCTTGGTAGTCTAAATAAAATGATAATATATCACCTATATAGGCTACTGTGTCAACCATTAACGCCCCAAATGATGCCTCACTAAAATCTTGGAAAGTATCAGGGTAATATCTTTTTGCATATTCAACTAAATCATGTTTGATGGAGTTGAAGTCTCTGCTTGTATATTTAATTGCTAAATTCTTTCTATCGTTTGCCATTGTCAACCACCTCAACTATAATTACTCATTTAAGTAATTTTATACTTGAATTAATTGCTCTTATTGATTAAAGATCACCAATATTAACAGTTAATACATCTTTTAAATTGCCTAAAGGCTCAATTCGATATCTAATTGAAACGCTTAAAAAATTATTAGATATTGTAGGATCTGTATTTGATGATTGTATATCAATTATTTCCAAGTTTATAAATGGCAGATAGCGACGAACTTGAGTTCTAATCTCTGTTTGTATTATGTTGCTATTCGCTTGGGTATTTAATTCAAATAAATATCTTTTTAAGCCAACACCAAACTTTGGCATCATCATTCGTTCGCCAGGAATTGTTAATAATAACATTTTAAAATTTTGCTTTACTAGATCCCTAAAATTTTTATTTAATGCATATCCATCAGTGAAGTCTCGTCTTAAAGGTAATTTTGGTGATAATCCAGCCATTATTTAACAATCTCCTGGTTTTTGTATAGTTTTGGTTTGTCCGTCGATGTCGCCTGTATATTTTTTACTTGAGTCAATTGTCTTATCATAACTATCTCCAAATAGTCCCAAACGACGGCAATTTGATTTTTCTCCCGGTCCTGGTGAACCGGATGCTTCCATTGCCAATGTAATGACAATATATATAATTCCAAACGCTGTTGGCTTGGGTGCCCATGGAATAAAACACATTACCATTATAATGCCAATTGTTAATTCTCCACGATAGCAAGATAATCCAGGATCTAAAAGTATCATTGCATCAACAATTTTTGCAGCAATGCTGACACAAGGGTCGAATTGCTCACAAAGCCCCTGTAAGATAAGAAATGGGGTCTTTATTCTAAGTTGTATCATCAGTTTTTCAAAATCAATATCATTGCCCGAAGCCCCCGATTGCATTGCTGATTGCAGGTTTAACGCTGATAAATGCTCACCAGCGAAGCCGCCTTTGTTTTTAATATCTGGATCTCTATAACCATAAGTGCCGCCTTTTGTCATACGATGAAGCGCTTTTTCTAAAGTTCGCTTAGTGTGTGTAAATCTGTCTTCTAAATTTTGTGTTCTAGATAACGTTTCTGATGAGTATATTGAGGCTATTTCTAAGTTTCTTTTAACTTGAAAACAATAATTAAATAATAAATCATAGCCCTCGGATTCTTTTAGGTTGGTCAGTAATTGTTCATGTGATTCTTCCCAACCTGCAAATACATTTCCATCTACTAATTCGCCTAGGGTGGTTGTTGGATCGATGCACACTTCTGATTCTATTAATGGGAATACATATACATTTGCGGAGAGGGGTTTCGCATCGTCATCCAGATCTCCCCAACGATCTCCTGCACGTCCCGACAGTTCATATGGTTTAGGCGCATTCCATGGACCACCCTCTGTGACACAAAAAGCTTTTTCTTCCCTGATTTTATTTTTTAATTCGCCCCGGCTTGCGCCCCCTGCACCAAACAACGTTGCATATACGCTATTTGGCGCAGCTTCTCCGGTGCCATCTACACCACTATTAGGTTGATATCCCCATGCATGAAAATATGTGTCACCGTTGGCGTTGCCGGGGAGTCCGATGGGAATCTGGTCGTGCAGCGCGACCCCGGAGTTGGACATGTCCGCGTGCATGTCATCGTTGTCGTGGTCTGTACTATCAAAATCTACATAACTTAATCTAAGTCCATATGATACTCC